TAAAATTATTTTATAACCTAATATTATAACCATCTCCAATATGTCTTCCGCCGATTTTAGCAAGGTTAAGGTGATTAGCGATGTGCTGGATACTACCGACAGCGTCAAGTATGCCGTCTGTAAAGGAGCACAAAATATCACCCCCTCCGTTTATAACGCCATTTCCAGTAGCAACTCCAGCATCACTTTCAATATTCAAACTCCCAGCGAGAGCACAGTTATAGCGAGACGCATTATGCTCTCCGCTACGCTCAATCTTAATCTCCAATATACCTATGTTGGGGGTCAGGCGGCGAATGTCCTACCCTTCAACTACGGTCAAACTGAAGCACTCGCCCCCTTCCCCCTTCAGTCCATCCTCAATACTATCCAGATGACGGTGAATAACAATACCGTATCTCAAAACCAGCGGGACGTAATGTTCCAGTTGCTCCGCTTTAACGACCGCAGGGAACTTGCCCGTTATAACAACGCCACCCCGACGATGTATGATAGTTATTACAACTACAGCGACGCCGTCCTCAGCAACAACAACCCCCTTGGTGCTTGGAATGATGTAGCAAACGACCAGGACTTTCAACCCCGAGGCACCTTCGCTCTTAACAGCGTAACGGGCAATCAGGTCACACAGGGTGGAGCACAGGTCATTAATGTTTTGGTTTCATTTACTACGATTGAACCCCTGATGATTTCACCTCTTATTTGGTGCGACCCTAAGTCTAATAACCAGGGATTTTATGGTATTCAGGTTTTTAACCTTGTGCTGAATGTGGGTGATGCTTCTCGTATTGTCCGCTCTGCTCGCCCTACTGGAAACGGCACCCTTGTTACGACCCTATCTGTCGCCAATAATGTCCCAGGTATTCAATCCCCTCAGTTGTTTATCCAGTATTACACCCGCCAACCGAGCGACCTTGTTCCTGCTCGTAATGTGGTGCCGTATGCTGAGTATCCCCGATACATTTCTCCCTTGTCTTGCCCTGCTCTTACCCCTGCTGTTGCTGTTGCTGGATGTATCACCCCTACCACTCAGTCTCAGGTCAATAGTCAGTCTATCTCTTTGAACTCTATCCCTGATAAACTGATTATCGTCGTCCGCAGGTCTTACTCTTCTATTGCGAACCCCTACGCAAGTGATAGTTTTGTCCCGATTACTGGTATTAATATCAACTTCAACAATAAGGCGGGTCTTCTTACCTCCGCCACACAGTGGGACTTGTGGCGTATGTCTGTTGAGGCAGGTTCTAACCAGACTTGGGCGGAGTTTAGCGGTGTCGCCACAAAAGGTCAGTCGGGGATTGCTGGTGCCTTTCAGGTTCCTACTTGCGGTTCTGTTCTTTGCTTAGAGATGGGTAAGCATATTGAACTTGACGATGTCTTTGCCCCTGGTAGTATCGGTCAGTTCCAACTCCAGTTTAAGTTGAACTTAGCAAATTACACCGCCGACAATCTTACCAGCAACCTTGAGATTTGCCTTATTACTATGAACTCAGGCGTCTTCGTATTAGAGCGTGGAACTTCGCAGACTTACACCGCAATCCTTAGCAGGAGTGATGTGTTGTCCGCCTCCGCTCAACCTTCCTATTCAGGAAGTGAGGTCGCCCGTCTTGTTGGTGGCGGTTGGGAGGATATGTTTAAGTCAGTCAAAAATATTGCTGATAAGGGTCTCGGTTATGCCCGAACGGGTTGTAAGATGCTCGGCAACGGGCAACCCAGCGGTGGTAATAGCGGTGCCCCTTCGGGCGGTAATAGCGGTGCTCCTTCTGGCGGAAAACTTTCGGCGTATCTTAAATAAGTGGGAAATTAAGCGTAATCTACTATTATTTTAATTTAGCGATATAAGCGGTAAATTATAATAAATAAATATCTATTGGTATAGTATAACAAATGACTTCATACGATACTCCATACAATCGCCAATTAGGTCGGGCACAGCGTCTTTACGATTATGCTGATATAGACCAAGACAGACAGGATATAGAGGACGCTGGTGCCTTAAATGGTGGGTCTCTTCCTGCCGATATTGCCGATGAAATCCCAGAGAACAAAATTGTAGGGGGTCAGCGTCGGGGTGCCGAGATGAGTGATATACTTCACCCAAGCGGTCAAATTAGCAAGGTTGCTGGTAGAGGGCAACCGAGCGGTGGTAATAGCGGTTCCCCTTCGGGCGGTAAGAGGAAAATGAAAGGTAAGGGCGAAGGTTTGGTTAGTGGTGGCGATTTCTTCAACGACCTTATTGGGACTGTGGGTAATGTCGCACAGACAGCAGGACACCTCCTCCCCCTTTTTGGGTTGGGACAACCGAGCGGTGGTGCTAAAACGAAACGCAAACTCACTAAAGGACAGATGGAGAAACTCTTAAAGGCGATTGCTATGAGGGACGCCAAAAGAGGCAAAGGGTTAAGCGGTGGCGACCAGATTATGGATACAGACCATCCTATGCTTACCAGAGATATTGTAGGCAATATGGGTTCCAGCGGTAAGCACAACCTGAATACCAACGCCGTTATGGGTAATGGTATGTCTGGTGGTATTGATTTCGGCAAACTTTTCAGGCAGGGGCAGAATATCGCCAATCAGGGTCTTAGTTATGCTCGTCAGGGATGTAAGGTTCTCGGCAACGGACAACCCAGCGGTGGTAGTTCTGGTCGTTATGACGATATGTATGCTTTAGGTCTTGATAGGCAGGGCAACGGGCAACCCAGCGGTGGTGGCGTTGTTAGTGATTTAGGTATTCCAGGTATATCTCAAATCGCAGGATTGTTCGGTTTGGGACAACCCAGCGGTGGAATGTATAACAAATCCGCTTACCATATGATGCCTGATGGTTCTATGATGCCTAATAGTGCTATGTCTGCTATGGGGCAACCCAGCGGTGGTGGCGTTGTTAGTGATTTAGGTATTCCAGGTATATCTCAAATCGCAGGATTGTTCGGTTTAGGACAACCCAGCGGGGGTCAAATGGTAGGGGGTCAGTCCCCCGACGAGGACGAGATTATGAAGTCCTTTTTAGGTGGAAGGAGACCGAGCGAGGTGCCTAAAGAGGAGAAGAATATGCTTATGAGGAAAGCACTTGCTGACGCTCAATTAGCAAGTGAGGTGAAAATGGCGATGGAACGGGCGATGTCTGGTAGGGGGTTGAGTGGCGGTGAATTGCCTATGATGGAGCGTATGGTTGGTGGGGATTTCTTTAATGACCTTATTGGGACAGTAGGTAATGTCGCCCAGACAGCAGGACACCTCCTCCCCCTATTTGGGTTAGGACAACCCAGCGGAGGTTCGGGTTATGGAAACCTTAGACACCGCCTTCAAGGTGGGGCGATTGAGGACGGAATGCCCTTCAATTCACCGCCCCCGTCTATGTATTATAGCAACACCCCCATTACTGGTAGTGGTATGAGCGGTGGTGCTGGTTATGATATGGAAGATTTACAGAAAGCGGTTATGTTGAACCAAGCGATGTCTCAGGCAGGGGCAGGTTTGAGCGGTGGTATGATGGACGGAGGTCGGTTAAGGGCGGGGCGACAACTTCTCCTTAAAGAACAGATGAGGGGTTCCAGTCTTAGCGGTATGGGGCAACCATCGGGCGGAGACCAAGCGGACTTAGACTACCAACCTATGAAAGCAGAATATGAAACGCAGGGTTCCTATGGCGACCCAGACGAGCGAGGCGATACGAAGGGGAAGGGGCAACCAAGCGGAGGTAAGAAGGCAAGAGGAAGCAGTAGCAGAAATGCTATTGTAGCAAAGGTAATGCGAGAGAAAGGTATGAAGTTGGTAGAGGCGTCTAAATATGTTAAAGCACATAACTTATACAAGAAGTAAGCGGATTTAGAAGAAGAGATATATAGCGATAATATAATATAATAAAAATATCATACTATATTATATAATCCATCATATGAACGATAATAGAGCAGACCAATTAAAGGACGCCCTTAGGCACCAAAAATCGGCACCTGTGAGCGATGCTGTCCGTAAAAGGGAAATGGATGATGTTCGCAACTATAATAGACGCCAAC